AGCGGTATCTGCACCGGGTCACTGGTATCTTGCTGGACGAAAGTGTCTCCAGTCGGCTCGCCAGCGTCGTCCATCGACGCTCGCTCCGGACCCATGAATACCGTCACCAGCGGATTGCTCTCACCATTCGGAACCTCAGCCTGAAACCGCCACGGGAATAGCGCCATGTTATTTCCCCTTCCTTTTTTCGAGGGCCTCGATGCGCGTCATTGCGCCCGCGAATGCCGACGCCAGCAGTTCGACGGCCAACCACAATCGGTTCTGCATGTCGTCCAGCGACTGTTGACCAGGCTTCCACTCGCTGGCCGTGGGCATTCCCGGCAGTGCCTCGTTGCGCAGCATCTGCTCGACGTATTGCTGCGGGTCGCGCGGATCGAAATCTCTCAGCATCTCGACAAACTTGTGCGCCAGATCATGCTTGCCGGTAGGGCTCACGGCATCCCACTGCGCGAGGTCGACCTTGCCGTGCTTGAGGTATTGCATCCCGAAGCACGTCAACGCCGTTCCACCGGAATAGACATTGCCCTGCGCGCGGACATCGCCGCCGACACCCAGCCCACCCGCCACCTTCAGCGCGCCGGTCGTGGGGGAGGTGGAGGCGGTGGTGTCAGGGATATTCAGTGGACCCCCTGCTAAATAAAACACGCTGCCTGTCCACTGCAGATACTTCGTGAAGGCATCGCCGAAATAATAAAGCCCGGTGGCGGGAGTTGCGGCAAGGGAGGAAACAAAAGCAGTTCCGTAAACATCCTTCGCGTTAATGTTGCCACCGATCCCCAGCCCACCCGCCACCGTCAGCGCGCCCGTGGTCGGGGAAGTACTAGCAAGCGTGCTGTCCGCCCAGACACGGCTGCCGCCAAGTTTTAGTGGCTGGAAAGAACCAAAGCCGGTCTTATCGACCCCCTCCACGACGCCGCCGATCACATCGGTGCCAATTCGAACACCGTAGGTAGGCCCAGAAACCAGCAGCGTTCCGCCATTAGCGACGGCCTCGGATATCCGCATTTGATTGCCAAAATAAGCCATCCCGCTGACACCGAGTCCGCCCGCCACCGTCAGCGCGCCCGTGGTCGTGCTGCTCGATGCGGCGAGCGACCCCACCGTCAGGCTGCCGTCAGGACCAACGGAAAAACGGTAGCTCTTGAAAGGCGAGCCCAGGAATGTCGCACCCGTCAGGTCGATTCCGTCGGTAATTGTCGGAGCACTTTTGACGGCCAGAATACTGCCCGTCGTCTGCAGCGGAGTGGCGCCGTACTCTTCGCCGACCTGTATCAGCGTTCGCCAGCCCACCGCGCTAGGCTGATTGGAAAACAGCACGGCCGCGTCGTTGCGACTGCCGGCCACCGCGTCCTTGGAGGTCTGGACGATCTTGAGGCCATACTTGTTGAGCGCGCTCGAGCCGGCCTCTAGTTGGGTGTTATACTCCGATATGCTCGCCTCCAGCAGGTTCTTGGCCGCGGGCGCAAGCCAAACGACAGGGTTGGTCGCAAAAACATAACCGCGCTCGCTCCCGACCCCGCCACCGTCCGACGACGTGGCCTGCCCCAGGAACATGGCGCCGACGTAAAATTGATTACTGTTGGTCGGCGCCGAAGGCGCGTCCAAGCTGGTAATGACCTGCAGCCCCTGCCGGCCGCCCTTCATCGCGGCCCCGCCGAAGGTGTGCACAATCGCCAACCCGTCCACGAAGCCGGTTCCGGCATCGAGCGTATCGCTCCAGACCGAGACCTGGTTCAGGGCGCCGGTGTTGGCTGTGCGGGGGCGAACGCCAAGCGTACCGGGCAGCAGCAGCGCCGCCGCGCTGCCGGCGATCGTGCCGGCAGGATTCTGGTAGACGTCGAGCGCCCGGTCCGTGGCCGGCGGCGCGACCTTGGCCGTCGCATTGACCGTCAGCTGCCCGCTCATGGCGTCACCGGCCTTGGACACCTTTGGCGTTTCGAGCTTGGCGTCGGAAATGCCGCCGTCGAGGATGCCGATATTCACGACCGTCGTGCCGCCGCCACCGGACAGGCCGTCGCTCACACCGACGGAATGGATAACCCCAGGCACGCCGTCGTCGCCCTTTGCCCCTTGCGGACCGGGCGGGCCCTGCTCCATCGTCTGGATGACTTCGGCCATGTCATCGAGCATGACAACAACAGACGCGATCCCGACATCCACATCCTGCGTGACGACTACCTCTTTCACCGCGTTGCTCCCGCATTATTCGTCAGCAGACCTGACCAGACGCGAATCTTGTTTCCGTACATCGTTAGGATGTTCGAGTGGTCAAACTCGCCAAGGCCGAGCTGCACCAGCGTGCCCTGCTGAATTCGCACGGAAAATTTGCCAGCCACTGGATCGATCAGGACGATTTCGCCGGTATCGGTCGCGAGACGCAGCAGTGCGATCGCGTCTTTCGCGTGCCGCCGCAGCATCATCTCCATCGAGCCGCCGGTCAAATCGATCGGAGCGCCGTCGATCGTCTGGTACGAGAACGAGCGGTAAAAGTCCGCGTCGTTGTAGGTGGTGATGTTGACGATGGCCATGACGAACGAACCCTAGGCGAATGCAGTGTCGATCTGCGCCAGCGTCGTGGTCGTGCCGGCGTCGATGTCGGTGAACACGCCGGACGAGATCGTGAAACAATTGTTGATGTGGGCTTGCAGCTCATCACTCATCGCGGTAACGGCAGCGTCGTCCAACGACCAGAACGAGCCATCGGCCGCGTGCCATTGGGTACTGGCTTGCGTCACCAGCCTGATACCGTTGATCTTGGCCTGCGAGCGGTCGTCGGTCTTGATCGGCATGCCAGAAGTCAACGTGATCCCGCCCTGCTCCTTCCGCCAGCGCGCATCGCTGGCATAGGCTTTCAGTTGATCTTTGCTGTACGTGCTCAACGCCGGTTGAATGAACGACGCCGCGTTGAACAGCCAAGACGGCAGTCGCGAACCGTTGGAACGCACAGCGTCCGCCAACTCAACCTCGTTGACGATAGGGGTCGCTTGGCCGTTGGCCGTTTGCCATGCAACATAATTTGCGTCGCCGCTCGCAACCATCGTGTTGGACTTGCTCTGATAGACTTGCGTGGTTGAACCAGCAATCGACCAGTAGTGATCTGCGATGTTCATGTTCATGCGTATTGTCCTCCGCTGGAGGTGCTGCCCGCGACAGTTCCTGGCAGATAGGATACGCCTCTGCCTATCGTCTGGATCACGCCATTCGTGTTCGCGCTATATTTTGGGCCGGTGGCATTTGAGAAGCCGGTGTATGACTTCCAGATTGGCCTCGCCTGCCCGCCTTCAGTCGCGCCAACGAATGCAGAGCCGAACGACGCCGCTCCTGAAATGATCATGTCCGGGTCAGATGGCAGCCCTACTCCACTGAGCAGTTGCCCGTTCGTGTATGCGTGCTGATGAAACAAGGAGGCACCGCCGTTGATCGTTTGTGTCCCTTGGACGAGCGTAAACCCACCGGGCCCGGTGACGATGTGCGAGCCGACGACCGCGTTCCAGTAAGCAACAACAATGTGCAAAGTAGTCGCTCCAGACGACCAAATGCCGTGGCCCTGATCGCCCGGTGCTTGCGCCGTCGTGCGGAAGCTGAAGCCGTCAACGATGTAGCTACCTCCATTCCGCATATGCCACGCCGACCCGGTCCCGACGTTGAAGATGGATACCGCGGCGGGGTTGCTGACATTACCGACGAGATGCACGTTGCCAGACCCGTTCGGCATCGGAAACAGGACCGGACTTGAGTTGCTATAGACGCTGTCGGCCACGTGAATATAAAAGTCCCAGCCACCAAGGTTATACTTGACCATCGTGCTCAAGGCTTTCTGGATCGTCCGAAACGGACCACCGTGTGGTCCTGTGATGGTCGACGAGGTGCCGTCGTACAATGAATCATCCCCAGTAACGCCGTTGACGTAGAGGTGGCTGGTCGCGACCATAATGACAGACGCGCTGGGATTCCCCCCGCCGACGAGTTGAAAGTAGGCCCCGTCATAGATGACGTCGATCAATTGCCCGGCCGTTAGCTCGTATGCCAGCATCGCCGACAGATCGGAGTGGATGAGCGGCACCGCGCCCAGGCCGCTGACGTTGACGGTCACTTGCGACGTGTTGCCGGAAGCTAGCTTGATGACCATGCGCAGACCGGCCCTGTAGGCTGTAACAGGGACGACAGGTGCGACCGCAACCTGGTTCGGCGCACCGACATCGACACCATAGTTGATCTGGCCGCTCTGCACGGCCTTCGCGAGTTGCAGCAAATCGGAATTCGTCGGCGTCAGTCCGGTGACGTTGATGAGGTTGACAATTTCCCGTTGCGGGTACTCGATCGACGCCGCGGGTGGGATCGACCCCATCGTGCCGGTCTCGGGATTGCCGTTGATGTAAATTGCGTCTTCGTCCGAGTTGCCAAAAGGTGCGTTGTATTTCATGTCATGGTGTCCCTGTCAGGAAGATACGGCAGTGCGGATCGATGCCGCATTGATGTTTGCCAACCTCGAACCAGACGTGTCGTGGCATGTCGGCCATTTCGGAGTAGTCGAAGATGATTTTGGTGTGTGCCGGCTTCCAGCGATTGAGCAGGCATTCCAGGTCGTCGGCAAGGCCGATGCGCAAGTGCGGATCGATGCCGCATTGGCCGCCGCCGCTGCCGACCCGGAACCAAATCAGCTTCGATTGATCGACGTGGACCGTCCAATAGAAGCGGTTGGTCTGTGGGCCAAGCCCATAGCTCGGCCACGCCGATAATTGCCCTTCCGCAACCGGGGTGCCGCGCTCGTTGACGATGGGGTCGCCCCATTCGTCGTACATCGGCAGCGGCGGCGTGCCATAGACGCGGCTGTCGCCACAACGATCGATGCCTACCACCCAAGGCCGATACTCCGAGATCGTAATTCCGTAGCCAAGCTGCGCGGCGACCTTGATGAAGAATTCGCGCGATTGCGCGCCCTCCATCGTCATCCGCATGACCAGCGCACGCTGGCGCTCGCCAATCGTCAGCGGCTCGGTGTAGCAAGGATCGGGTAGCCCCCAGTTGCGCTCCCAGTCCGGCAGCAGTTCCAGTGTACGGCGCGGGTCGCTCTCCTGTTCGAGCAAGTCGGCCGCGCGGGTGTCCACGAAGCCCCAGATTTGCGCCAGCCCCCTGACCGTACGCATCAATGCTGCGAGCGGGTCGCGTGGCCATGCCGGTCCACTCGGCAACAGGCCGGTGAGTGGCTCCGCATAGTCGTCGCCTGAGCGGCGGGCGTGAACGTCGGTCGCTGGCACAGGCACCACCTGCGACGGCGGCGCGTCCAGCGGCGCGGGCGGCGGCGGGGCTGGTGGACCCACCAGGGGCGTATAGCCGTCGGTGTCGCCGTAGAAGTAGCGCTTGCCTGGAAGCGGGTTTGTGTAGGGGTCGTCGGTCATGCGAAATAGACCGTGCCCAGCACCGCCATGTGCCCAAGCGACGGCATGACGACGGTGTCGAAGGTCAGCTCGTGGTGCTCCTCGCCAATGGCACCGCTAACGGCCTCCGCAACCCACGAGCGATAGATCGTCTGTCCTGGAGCTGCGTTCCTGAACAGCATGTCGGACACTGCCTGCACGACGGCGTTGCGGGTGGCGTCGTCGTCCCGCGTCAGCGCGCTGACCGTGAGGTCGATGTACTGGATCAGCGGCGCGAAGCAGTAGCACTCCATCACCGTGACCGGTCGCATTGTGTCGAGATGGTCCGACACCGTCTGCACGTCGGCCGGCGTCGGCCAGCCGCCCGTCGACGCGCGCAGGTCGTCCATCAGAAAACGCGTGGTGATGGTGCCTGCGCCCTGCTCCGACGCCGCCCACGCGCGCGTGACCCCCGGCATCTGCATCGCCCAAATTTCATAATCGGCCTGACTGCCGCCCATCGCAGGGTTCTGGATGCGCTTGAGGATGCGTTCGCGGAGCTGCTCGTCGCTCTCCTCGTTGACGCCGCCGTCCATGTCGCCGTAGAGCACCGCGCTCGGGATGCCCGCAATCGGGGTGATGAGCGCGATCCCCTCGCCGTCCGGCATGTTGCCGACCGTCCCGGCGGTCAGCGCCACCGCGTCGGCATTACCAGTGCCCCCGATCCCGATCAGGGCTTCGGCGATGGTCTGGTATCGCACGCCGTTGGCGCCCGACAGCAGCGTGCCGACCGCGACGGTGAACCCGCTGGTGCCGGTGAACTGCACCGTGCCGCTGGCGTAGGTCGCCGCCTTGCGTCCCTTCGAGCCGTCGGCATTGACCAGCCAGATGTTGCCGTGGCGATCGAGCCATTCGCGCTCGGCAGTGTCTGGCAATAACTGCTTGGCCAGCCAGTCGAGATAGAGGAGCACCAGATTTGCAAGGCCTGCCATGGCATCGGACATGATGCGCAGGGCCGAATTCGGGACCATTGCCTTTGCACCAAGCTGGCTGAGCACGTAGTCGCGTGTCAGACGGCGCGTTTCTTTCAGCGTGGGCGTAATCCACGGCATCAGGGCGCTCCCTCGATGAGCTGCTGCCAGAGATCGGCGAAGCGTAGTTCGACGGCAGGTTCCGGGCCCCGGTAGATGACGACGCGAACGTCGATGCGGTCGATGTCGGTCTGCTCGGCGATCACGTCGATGCGTGACGCTATCCTGTTGGTGACGAACGGCCGCATGGCGTCTCGGGTCCAGCCGTCCACGCGCGCGAGCGTGGAGCCGCTGCGCGCCGACGGCCCAGTGATCTTGGCCCTGCGAAGCAGCCACAGCAGGCTGCCGACCGGCCAGCCGCCCCATATCTCCTCTGCATCCATATCGGCCCACCAGCCGAACCTGTCGGTGCTGTCGGGGTCGGGCAACTCCTCGGTCTGCGGTGCCAGCGCGTTGGTGCCGAGTGCGATAATCACGGCAGTTTGCAGATCGTAACCATCCGCGATCAGGTTCTGGTCCGTCAGCAGCCAATCGAGATTGACCGCATAGGCAGGGAAATCGAGCTGCTGCAGGTAGCGGATGTCGCCGCCCGGTGTCATGGCCGCGCCTCCAGCTTTGCGATGCGTGCCTCAAGCGCCTCGACGCGCAGCTCCAGCGGATGCCTTATGATTTCCATCGAGCTTGGGTCAGCCTTGATCTGGATTGGCTTGCTCGACCAGATGCCTCCACTGTCGCACCAGAGAACATTGTCGCCGTGCATCATGTGAACGTGGTTGTCGTCCACCTTGCTGCTTTTCGTCTCGTCGCCGCCAGCCGTGTGCAGCCAGCGCTTGTTGTCCTTGTCGTAGTGGCCGACCACAGTCTCGCCGGTCCTGAACTCGACCTTGCTCTTTGAGGCCCTCATCTCGGTGTTGACCTCGTCTCCCTCGTGTTTGTACTGCTCACGATTTGGGGAGCGCTCCGCTTCCGCGCGCTCGTCCGCGCTCATCGCCCTGATGTCGTAACCGGCGGCGGCCCACGATCGCAGGTTCTGTTGCGGGGTTCCGCTGCTGCGGTCCTGCTTTTTCTTGACCACGTGGCGGACTGAAACGAAGCGCTCCTTCTTCTCGCTTTTGCCGGTCGCGCGCCCCTGCGCGTCACGCAGCATTTTGCCGCCCGGAGCCTGACCACTTCCATCGTCGTCGAGCGACATGATGTAGGTCGCCGCCGCACGGATCAGCGTGCCCTGCCCCTGATGGTCGTACTGGAAGCTCTCTCCCGGCTTCATGCCCATCGGGCGGTGCCTGCGGTCATCGACCCCGATCACCACCGGATGATTGCGCTGACCTCCCAAGAAGACTGCGATGCCCTCTGCGGCCTTGCCTTTGATGTTCGCCAGCAGGCT